CATTATAACAATTTTATTTTCAAAATGTGGACGTATAATGTCCATATGAGCCTCTGATTTAGCAAGGTCTTTAGGGTTCATCTGTAACTCACCATGATACCTAAATTCAGAATCACTAGGAATTATTATTACATCTGCCCACTTAATAGTTTCTGGTGTTCTTTTGGGCTTATCCTTACCAAATGAGACATTGTAAGTATCATATTCGTGTTGAGGGTTTGCCTTCATCCACTTAACATAATTCTCAAAAAAACTATCTAGAACGGTTTCTAGCGGCCCATTATATTTCACATTAGACCGTATTCTGGCTATGGTAATCTTCATCTTATGATATCTATCGTATGAATCGTGTCGGGCCGCCAAACTTCCAATTCTTTACGAATCCTGTCATCTGCAACCACATTGTTATATCGTTTAGTAGCTTTTTTCTTCCACCATTCTATAATAGCGGGTAACTCATATCTGTCAAAGCTTTCTGCCTTTTCTAACTTATCGGTTTTCCCTAAAAGCACATCTCTTGTATTACTGAAGCCCCACTCGCTCATGTAGAATCTTTTGGTTGTGGTTACTTCTGCAGCAGTTTGAATTTTATCACAGAATAGTTGATATGCCTTTTCATCATGTTCTTTGAGGGATCGTTTAATTATTCCCACAAAAGCTGTCTGCATTTTCAGTTTTCTGCTTGAAATTCCCTTGCGTAGCAGTTCTTCTCCACCATTTTTTTCTGTAAACCAGGCTTTAAGTTCTGGATAGATATCTTCTCCCAAAGTCAAAAGAAACTTGGATTGCGTATCACCCTTATAACGCAAGTATGGGCGCATCCCATCATAGGCCGAAGCACCTTTGATATTGCCGTAAAGTGATGTGGTCTCAAATAAACAAAATTCTGTATCGTATTTCTTGTTCAACATTCTACGACTTACATGAGAACAACAAATAGCAGCAAGAAGTTTCAAACCCAAGCAATTAAAGCCCCAAGGTTGTGCAGCCACGATATGAAACCCCATAATAGCACGTTTATTGAATATGTCTAGGTCTGGAACATCACCAAGGTAATCATTACGAGGTTTGGAATTGATAAGTGGACTACCAAAACGAATAAACCCTACAATCTTATCTGTGTTTGTTTCTTTTACGATATACTTTGCAGTCTTGCCTGGATTTTCATCTGGACTAAATGAAGCAGTCATTTCCATAAGTGTATCATAAGTTTTTGATTGCATCTGTACAATAGAAAAATCCATATCCTCTGGGTGCATATCAAAATCTTGGAACAGGTCATCTTCTAAGCCCATGCCAGGCAGAGGTGTTGGAATATTCTTTACACGTTCAATCTTTCTTGCACGAAAATAGTCATCAATGCGATTAAAATTGCTAAAATACTTCATCAATTTTGTTGCAGCATAGATTGCGTCTTGACGTTCAAGAATTAAATTGGAGCGGGCAGAGGAAATCGAATCCCCATCATCAGATTGGAAATCTGAGGTAATACCATTATACGATGCCCGCATTAAAAAAAGTCCTCTAGTGTTCCTTGAGAACCATAACTACCGTCAATAGCCCACTTAATTTTGTCCGTAATAAATTTCAACGGTTCAATAAAACTTTTTTCATATTGTAAATTATAGTCTATAAACTTATGTAAGTCAAGTTCCTTTGGCATTTTTGTTATAAACGAAAATGCACTGGACTGATATGCATTTGGTTCTTTAAGGTATAACCAGCTTATTTTCTCACCTTCTAGTATGTAAGGGTATTTGTTGGATAATTTGTTTTTGTCAACCAAGTGATTATATAATATGGCCCCCTTAACATGAATGGGGGCTCTGGATTTAAAGAAACCATATTGAATTGTTTCACCACTTTCAATATTATAGGTATTCTGTGCGTTATCTGTGTACTTTTCAACACCATTTACTGATCTTGGATATGCTATTTCTTCTGGGGGGAGGGTCATAAATTCTTCTCTAAATTCCCGTATAAAGGTATTTAGCGTTTTCTCATCACCATTCATTATGATCTTGAGCGCCTCTTTAAGTTTATCTCGGCATGGCGCAGGAGTCGAACTCTTAACCGCTTCGATGCCCATAATTTTTAATTTGGGTTTTTTGTATCGAACACCTTCGTTATCGTAAACATTGAGAATATATCGTTTCTTTGCCGTCCAGATTCCTTTGTCTGCAATAACCTCACGGCCCATTATCATTTTTTGGTCATATGCTTTAACCAATTTAGCAAGGGCTTGATAAGACTTGTCAATAAATGGTTCCAACTTATCAGTTGCCACTTTATCCAAGAATTTGACCACCTTAATAATCTCTGGTGATTCCCCAAACACCTTACTAACCAATTTGTCAAAAGTGAGATAAACTGAATCCGTGTCGGAAGCAATAACATAATCTTCTTTATCAGTTTCAAGAATTTTGTTAAGATATATGTTAAGATCTCTTTCAATCCATCGTATAGCCAACTGGCCGCTAGTTGTAATCGCTTCAGCGTTTCGCAAATCAAAATACCTAAACCAATGATTCCCAATAGCACCATACGCCGAGTTAAGAGATATCTTCTTCGCCATCTGGATATTGTTGTATCTTGAAATAACCTTGAGTAAAGACTTGTCCTTCGTGTTCTCATATTCTTGTTCAGCTTCCAATAATAGTTTTTTATATTTAACTCTATCATTATAAATTGTCTCCATTAATTCTGGCAGAAACCCCCTCTTATCTTTTCTAAAAAATGCACCATTTGGAGCCATGCAATACTCTGTATTATTTTTAACCTTACCGTCTAAAATTTTATTCACCATATCCCCAGAGGATTTTTCCTTTGATGGAATAAGAGTTTCTGGTGAAATATTATACTGCATTATCAGGTGTGGATATAGACTATTTAAATCAAATGACATTACCCATTTATGTATACCAATTTGAGGTTCTTTAACATAAGCACCCTCATATTTTTCAACCTTTTTTCTTTGTTTCTTGGGTGGTATGACAATCTTTTTCTTACAAAGATGGTTGTAGATGATTATGTCCCAAAATCTCACAGTTCCAAGGACATCTGTAAAGTTCACCTTGGCTTCATATGCCATCGTAAGACACAGCTCAATCAGTTTCATCTTATCTTCTAATTTATCAACCAGCTCCACATCGTTAATGTTGTATTCGATAAATGATTGATAATCTTCAGTATACCATTCACGAAACGTATCATAGGGATTTCCTGATTTACGTTCACCCAATTCCACGAATGCAATATGGTCAAGAGTATATCGTTCCTGATTAGTGTATGTGAACTTACGATATAAATCAAAATAATCTAATGCAGCAATACCGTCTAATGTATATACCTGATGCGTTCTACCCATCTGATACACTTCTCTGGAAAATATATTTTTCCAAGGAGACAGACGCTTAACTTGATCCTCCCCCTCATCAAAAATATTTATGATACGGTTACAAAGATAAGGAATATCAAAAAACTCTGTATTCCAGCCCGTAATAATATCTGGTATGTGTGTTTCCCAAAAACCCAAAAATTTCTCTAATAAATCCTTTTCGTTTTTACATTTTATATAAGTTACATCGTCTCGATAGTTATGAAAATCATTAACACCCCAGACAACAATTCGTTTGGATTGGTGATTCTTAACCGTGATTGCCAAAATAGGTTCAATAGCATCTTCTGGTTTAGGAAATCCATTTTCACACTCAACCTCAATGTCAATAGTCACCATTAACATTTTATCCAAGGACCATTCTATTTGATTTGGAAATTCATCAGAAATCCAGCAATAAGGATATTGAGTATTACCAAAAACAATAGCCTGACTTTCTCTTTCAGAAAACCATTTTTTTGCGTCTTTAATACAATCAAATTTGTGGGGTTTGACATTTTGGCCGTCAAGGGTTTTATAGCCTGTTTCCTTTTGGCCGGGTATTAAATCAAACAATGTGGGCTGATAATCAACTCTGCGAGTTGTGCGTTCTCCATCCTTGACCTCACGGACTAGAATAGAGTTACCATATTGTAATACATTAGTGTAAAAGTTCATATAAAGACTATATCAGGTTTCCGTAGATTTGTCAAGGTTCCAATTGTCACGATTTTTAAAAGTATC